TTTTTGATACTTTGTATAAATTATAAAATCTAAATCTTTTATAACTCCTTCATATTCTTCTTTTGGTGTTTTATTATTTGGTTGTTCAATAACGCCAAAGTATTCAACTCCATCAACTTTAAATTTCTCTCCAAATTCTTCTAAATCTAAAAATATTTCTAAATCTTCCTTTAATTGTTCTTTAAAGCCCATTATTTCACTTTCTTATTTTTTTTATTATCTTTTTCTGTTTCTTCTACTTCGGAATTCCCGAAATCATCATTTTCTTTTTCTTCAATTTCTTCTGAACTTGGAGTATCATCTTCAATCTTTATTGCAGTTCCTGTTTTTAAAATATAGTTTAATTCTTCTCCTTTTTCAAAATTACCAAAATCACCAATTTTATATTCTCCATAATGTCTTTCAAACTTTACTTTCATACATCCTCCATTTTTATAAATTTGATAAGAGAGTAAAAACTCCCTTATCTTTATTCATCACATACCACATAAGAAAAATATGCATCTACATCGCAAGGTTGTAAAACAGGACGAGATTCTGTTGTTATCTTTGCTGCTTTAGGATTTGTTGTATCTAAGTTAGAATATCTTTCAGTCATGTGTACAAATCCATTTCCCATAAATACAATAGGAGCATAGATTATTTCCCCAGCAGCAGGACCTCCAATTACCATATTTGTTGGCATTAATTGAATTGATTTCCCATCAGTATCAGTTACTTTTCTACTATAAGAGAAAAGTTCAACTCCAAATTTTTTATAAGTTCCTATCCAAATTATTCCTGGATAAGTTCTAACTGCTTTTTTTACAAATTCACTTTGTAAATCTTGGGAAACAGCTTTTTTAAATGCTTCTGAATTTACTAGCAAATCTGCTGCTTTTAATCCTAAAACAATATTTTCTGTTTTATAGCCATTTTCTTCTGCTTTTTGAATTATGCTATCTAAGCTAGATAACTGATTAACTCCTGTATCAGTCCATTTTTTACCTGAAGCTAATGTAACTTTATTACCTAATTCATAATTAACTTCATACTCAATTTCTTTATCTCCAGACTTAACAATACCTGTTGTTAAAAATTGAGATACCATTAATTCAATTCTATTTTTTATATAATTTTCTTGATCTCCTAATATTTCTCCTATTCTTTTTCCAGTTTCTATTGCTGGATTAAATTCTTCAATACTTGCTCCTGCTGGTCTTTCAAATAAATCTTTTTCAGTCAATGAATATTCTGGACCAATTGAAGGAGCATTAATTACATTAGATTTTTTAGTTCTTGAATAAACTGGTCTCCCTGCTTCCATTGGTGTTAAAAATGGAGCTACAGCTTCTCCTGCTTTTGTGTACTCTAATATGATTGTTGGAGTTAATGATTTAGAAGATTTTTCAAAGAAAAGACCTGTTAAAAAATCTCTTTTCACATCTAAATTTTGTCTAACTTTTTTTATTGTTACTGGTGTATATAATCCTGGCATTTTATTCCTCCCTTATTTTATAAAAATTCCTATTTTTCTTAATGCAATAGTTAGTTCTTCTTCTTTTCCATTAAATTTTGGAAAATTTTTTACAAGCCCTCCTGTTAGTATAACTACTGTTTGACCAGCATTTTCTGTTGTTTCATAAGCAACCCCATAAACATCAGAATATGTTGTTCCATCATATTTTCCAAATTTCTTAGCTGAACTTAATGCAACAATATCACCAGCTTCAACTTTTGTTTGAAGAGTTAAAGCATTTGTTTCAACTGGAAAATCTCCTTGAAATATTCTTTGGTCTGTACTTGTATAAATTTTATTTTTTGACATATTCTTTCCTCCTATTTTTTATTGAAAGCTTGTATTGCAGCAGCACATATTTCATTAAAAACATCATCCTGTCCCTCTTCAGTTGAAGGTGCTATACCATCAATTCCAGCTTTTTTTTGTTCATTTTTTATTTTTTCAATTTCTTCTTGTGCCTTATTAGCATTTGACATATAAAAATCAACTACAATATCTTTTGAGTCTCTAGGTTCTTCATATTTTGCCTTATTTATCACTTCTCTTTGTTTATCATTTATAACTGGAATTTTGTCTAATGCTTCTATTCTTTTTCTTTCTTCAAGAACAGCATTTTCAATTTTTTCTTTTTCATTTCCTTTAACTTCATTAATAATCTGATTTTTAAAATCAGTCATTAATTGTGGATATTCATTCACTAATTCTTGTATACTTTTTGGCATATTTATTCCTCCTACATTTTTCATATTTTCAATTTCTTTTAACTTTTCTTTTAATAAATCTTGATGAATATAATTTTCAATATGCAACTCATTAGAAATATTTTTTATATTTTCTAACGAGTTATCATTCTCTACTATTTCATCAACAAATCCAGCTTCTAAAGCTTCATTAGCACGAAACCACTTTTCATTATTCATTTTTTCAGCAATTTCTTCTCTATTTAATTTAGATTTTGTACAATAAATATCTAAAATAGATTCCTTAACTGTATCTAAAAGTTGAATTTGTTTTTGTAATTCTGCTGTATTCCCATAGGCATAAGTTAGAGGATTATGTATCATGAATAATGCTCCTATTCCCATAACTACCTTAGAGGCACATAAAACTAAAAAACTTGCAGCACTTGCAGCTAATCCATCTATATAACCAGTTATTTGAATATTATTTACTTTTGCAAAATCTTTTAAAAGATTATAAATAGTACTTGCTTCAAATACATCTCCTCCAGGGGAATTTATCCTCAAATTTATTTGAGAAACATTCTTATAATTTTCTAATTCTTTTGCAAAACTAGCTGAACTAACTTGTCCATATTCTTTGTCAGCCCATTTTGTTATAGTCCCATATATTCTAATTTCAACTGTATTTTCTGATAGATTTTTTATTTCAAAAAATTTATTTTCATTTATTCTAGGCATTATTTTTCACCCCCTTTACGAATATTTTTCAAATCTTTTTCAAGAAGAGCAATTTCTTTCTCTTCTTCTGCTCTTTCTCTAAAGATTTCTTCGTAGTCATAGCCTGATGTAGCAGCTATTATACTTCTGCTTGTAGTAAAGTTTTCAAGTTCTTTTCCATTTGCATTGGCATCTTTTAATGGATCAAGAGATGATTTTCCAGCTCCAACCCATATGCAACGAGTGAAAGCATAACGAACTGATTCGTCTTCAAAAAAGTTTGGACAATCTATATCACCATTTTTTATAAGTTCAAGTATAAATTCTTCATAAATTGGTTGACAGAATGTTCTTTCTAATATTTTTCTTGAAACTTGAAACCTTTGATGTGCTTCTTCAAGTGAAGCTTTTGCAGCACTATATGAATTTTTAAAGCTAGACATCAAAACTTCTTTACTAATCTCTAAGTTTGCTCCTATTTCTTCATATATTGCTTCAACAAATTCTTTAAAATTTTTGTTGGGTCTACTTGTAGAAAATTCTTTTATTTTTTCTCCTGGTTTACCTACTACCAAAGTTCCATGATCTAAGGTTATTTGTTGTTCTTTTTGTTTTGGATTTTCTGTTGTATTTTCTTCATCAGTTGTTCCAAAACCTCCTGCAAATCCCTCTTCATCAGCACTTTCACTTTCAATAATAAGTCCTATCATTGCATTGATAACTGCTGCTGTTAATTCAGAGCTTTTATATTTTCCTAGCTGTTTAAGTGAAAAAATAATCGGACCTAAAATTGGAACTCCTCTTCTTTGTCCTATTCGTTCAGGTTCAAAAATATGTAAGATATTTTTTCTACCTAAACTGTTAAAAGCTGGATACCCTTTTACTTTGTAATTAAAGTTATCTCCTGGATGTGACGAAGCTACATAGTATTTTTTAAGCTCTCCTTGTTCATCATACTCAACTCCTGATTTTATATATTTATTAATAGTTCCTATCGGATTCACAATTCTATCTGCTTCAAGAAGTTGAATACAAAGCTCTATACTAACTCCTTTTCTGTGTTTTCTCATTGGAATTGCGAAAGCATCTCCATTCATTATCCAACTAAGTTGTAACAGTGATTGTAAATCATAAAAACTAAACATTCTACTTGCATCAGAATTAGGAGATAAAGCCCATGCATTAAACTTATTTTTTATAATTCTTTCTAGCTCTTTTGCTTTTTCTCTTTCTATTCCTAAATAGACATAATTAATTGTTGGTTTTGGCAATAAGCCACTTCCAACAGTTTTAGTTCTCATTTTTTTTAGTGCAGCTCCAGCAAGATCATTATTCATATATAAGTTTCTTGACTTTGCTCTTAAATCTTCAAGACTTAATAACAAATCTTCATCAGGACTATTAGCTCCAACATTCCAATTTTTAAGAACAGGATCATCTTTATTTGAATAACCTTTCTCAATTTTTATAAGGTTATCATATTTTCGCCTCTCTCTAATTCTTTCAGCACCAGCTTTAGGATTAAAGTACCCTATCGCCTTGTCAATTAAATTCATAAAAACCTCCTATCTAGGAATAATTTGAAAAGTTCTAGGACCACTATATCCTCTTTGTACTTTTGCTAATCTTTCAGACCATATTTTTATATTTCTAGCTATCTCTTGTGAATTTGCTCTTGTTAAAACTCTATTTCCAATTGTATAGCTCTGACTTTTTGACACAGCCAAATCAGCTGCTAACCAAGCTTGTAAATGTTCTTTACATTGTTCTTCTGTAAATACCATTATTTAATCTCCTTTCTCATATATTTTTTATCATTTAAATCAATTGGGATGAGTTCTACTGCACCTGTTGCATAATTTCTCAAATCCAAAGGTTCATTTCTTCTTCCTTGAAGAATTTCCCAGGCTATTTTTATACCTCTTGGGGTTGATTTTTTTACTTTTACCTCAGCTGTTAGTCCTTTAAAATAATCTATTCCATATCCTTGTGTACTAGATTTTGGGAAATGGCATTTACCTGGACCATTTAAAATTGAAAGCCTTGAATATGTTAAATCTTTCAAAGCATTTACTCCTAGACTAAGTAAATTTATTGAAGGAGTACCTTTTTTAGTTGTTTTTCTAAAACCATTTAGAATATTAACTCCCCAACTTCCTTGTCCTTTAATTGCATAAATTCCTCTTTTCTCTTTTTTATGGACATATTTATATACACTTCCTGTATGATGTCCTCCTGAATCTATAAGAGTTGCTGCAATCATTAAAGATTTTCCATTTTTATATTTAAATTTTTTTCTTAAAAAAGCATCTAATTTTAACCATACTTCTTCTTTTCCTGGATCACCTGGAAAATCTCTATAAATAATCCCATAACTTTCATAACCATAACCCCAGCCAACAACCTCAACCTCGAGTCTATTGTCTTGTACATCCACACCAGCAGTAAGAATAACAACATTGTCATGTAATTCTGCTCCATAGTCTTCTCTTGTTTCATAGATTGCTTCATAATCCATAGCACTATCAAGATTTACAGTGAATGTCTTACCTAGTACAGTATTTATAAAAGTTTTATATTGAAAATCGTCATCTTTGACATTTAGATATTCAGCTATAATTTCTTTCCAACTTACCCAGGGTGAAGCTAATGCATTAAGATGAAAACTTCTATTTTCTTTTTCTTTTGGAAACTTAGCTATCCATTTCCCATTAGTTTGTCCACATTTTTTCCATTCGCTTTCAACTGCACTTTCTCCACAAAATTTACACTCAAATTCAGGCTCTACTAAATCTTGATATTTAAGTTGCTCAAACTCTAAGGCTTGATATTCTCCACAGTATGGACAAGGTAAACTCCATTCTTCTTGTGAACCTGCCAAATATAATAATTGTATTTTAGAAGTTGCATCATCTGTGGGAGTAGAAACTCTTATTTTTTTGCTATCATAAAAATTGTTTGTTCTTCTCTCAGCTAATTTTACTGGGTCTCCTTCTTTTTTTGCTGATAAAGGAAACCTGTCAACTTCATCTAACAATGTAATTTTTATAGGTCTACTTGCTAATCCAGATGGAGAATTTGCTCCAACAAATCTTACATATCCCCCAGGAAACATTTTTTCCTGAACAGTTCCTGTTTCTCTTTTATTAACTTTATCTACTAATGTTTTAAGAATTTTTGTATCTCTTAACATAGGTTCAACTCTTTCTTTTGAAAATGATTTGGCATCATCAACAGTTGGTTGAACAAAGAGAATAGGACAAGGATCTAAGTGCATATATCTTCCTAAAATATTTAAGAGTAATTCTGTTTTTCCAACCTGTGCTGAACTCATAATGGTTATTGATTTAGTTATACTGTCAGTAACACAGTCAAATATTGCTTTCATATATGGTGTTCTATCAGTTTCCCACTTTCCAGCTTCTGCTGCACTCTCTCTTGAAAGTATCCTGTATTTATCTGCCCATTCAGCAATAGTCAAATCTTCTGGGGGAGCTAAAGTATCTTTTACAATATTTTCAATCAGATGTATTGTGTGTTTCCCCAATATCTTCATCTTTAATAACCTTTCTTTCTTCATATTTGTATTCAATCAATTCTTCTAAAACATCATAAATAGCTTTTTTTAAAATTTCTTTTATTTCAAGTTGATTATCCTTATTTAGCAATTGAACTGAGATTTTACTAGGAAGAGCCATCAATTTAGATTTAAAATTATAATTCATATTTGAAACTATTCTGATAACATCACTTTCATGATGATATTCTTTTTTTAAAATTTTTAATTTATATTCTTTCAAATCTTTATCAGCTCTCTTTAATTCAGCTGTTTCATCTTTTCCTGAATTCTTTTCAACAAATATTTCTATCACTTGGAGTAAATCATATTTTCCAGGAGCAATTCTAGCAGCTTTAAAATAATCTCTGACTTTTCTCTCTGAAAATTGAAATAATTTTGCAATTCTATTTTCAGTTGCTAAAACTTGTTGCATTTTTCCTCCTCGCGTATATAAATTATTTTTTGGCAAACTTGAAATTTTTCCTAAAATTGATGTTTTTTGAGCTCTTCGGACCCTCTAACTAAGTTTTTCTCGGACAGTACCTTATTCCAGAAGAACGAGTTGCTTTTCTTTTTCTTTTTTCTTTGCTTCTTCTAACTTCAGCTCATCAGTTACCTTATAGCCAAGTATGTCATTTATGACCTTGGTTGCAGCTACTGCTGCTACATATTGATACTGCTTAGTAACAGTCTTAGTTATCTCATGTCCATCAGGTGTTGAGGCATCTGTGTACTCTACAACATCAACTCCATTAATTCCTCTTTCTCTAATTGTTACTAAAGCATTAAGATTAGCCATTACTCCGTATCTTACATCACTGAACAAATCTTTTCTTAATTCTATTAATTTATCAGCAACTTTTGGATTTTTTTCAATATTAGCAACTTTTGTCTTTTCACTATATCCTGCTTTTGTTTTTGCTTCTTCTTTCCCAAATCCACACATTCTAAACATAATGTACTTTGATTGTTTTTCTGTCAAGCCCTCAAAATTGCATATCCTTGCATTTTTTTCTTCTTGAAGTTCTTCTCTAATTTTTTTATATTTTTCTAAATATCTTCTAATCCAACTTGTAATTGTATTTAGATTATATTTAGTTCTTTTTTGGATTTCAGAATATAAATCTTTCTTTTTGTTACTAAACTTAGTTAATTCAAGTTCGATATAAATCTCCATTACAGTTAGTTGTTCATTTGAAAATGTTTCTTTTTTCATGTTACATCACCAGCATAGAGTTCTGTTTTGACTTCATTCCAGTTGTAAGTTTTTCCATTTCTTAAAAGTTTTATATCTTCTTTACCCATTTCAGCATATCTCTTAACAATTACATCAGCATACTTTTCATCAAATTCCATTAAAAATGCTTTTCTTTTTAGCTGTTCAGCAGCTATTAATGTACTTCCAGAGCCACCAAACAAATCTAAAACATTCCAATTTTCCTTGCTTGAATTATGTATTAGTTTTGATATAAGTCTGATTGGTTTCATCGTTGGATGAATATCATTTCTCAATGGCTTATTTTCTCTGATAATTGTTGTATACTCTTCTAAAATATTTTTTAAAGTTTCCTGTAATTCTTTCTTTGACATATTTTCGGTTTTTGAATAAATTTCTTGAATTGTATCCTGAGTAAAATTTCTTATAAAAAAGTGTTTTACTCCTTCTTTCCAACCATAAAGGCAAGGCTCATGCTTCCAGTTATAATCTTGCCTAGAAAGTATAAATTGATTTTTAACCCATATTAGACATTGAGAAATTTTAAAACCTGCTTCTATTAATGCTCCACGGAATGCTTTTGTTTCAGAGTCTGCATGAAATATATAAAATCCTGCTCCTGCCCTCATCACTTCATAAGCATTTTTATAAAAAGCTAGTAAAAATCTATAAAAATTCTCACTATTCATATTGTCATTTTTTATTTTTTGTCCATTTGCTGCTTGATAATCAACATTGTATGGTGGGTCTGTTACTAATAAATCAATAACTTCATTGTTTACTAATTTTTTAACATCTTCTAATTTGGTAGAATCTCCACACATTAAACGATGATTTCCAAGTAGCCAAATATCTTGTTGTTTTGTAAAAGCTTCATCTTGAAGTTCAGGAACATCTATTTCATCAATTCCATTAATATCAAGTGCTTCTGCTGGTAATTGCTCCAATATTTCATCTAAATCAAAACCTGTTAATTTAAAATCTTCTCCTATTTTTGAAAGTTCATCAAATAGTTTTTGATAATCCCATTTACCAAGTTCTACTGCTCTTATTTCAGCTATTCTTATTGTTTGAACTTCATCTTCTGAAAGATTATTAATTCTAACACAGTTAATTTCTTTCATTCCTAGTTCTATTGCAGCTTTTACCTTTGCATAATCACTTACAACATAGTTATTTTCATCAATAATAACTGGAATAATGTTTCCAAATCTTTGAAGAATATTTTTATATATTTCTACTTGTTCAGTAGTAATAATTCTTGGATTATTGGCTACTTCTTTAAGTAGATTTAATTCTATTATTTCATTCATAGCTTTTCTCCTGGTTTCAATTTGTTTTTTGTTATTGCATAAAAAATATATAAATTTATTTTTCAGTTTCAGGATTGGGATGCTATCTATTGTTATAGAGTAAATACATATCTTTAAAAAATTATTGATTTTAAAAGGAAAATTATTTTTTGAGTGTTAAAAATGGCTTGTTTTTTCAGTCCATTTTTGACAAAGAAATGTTAAATGTTTTTTCGTGTTACATTTAACTTTGATATTTGCAAGAATTAGATTGTTGAAGAAGATCTCAAGTCTTTCAATATTACCAAAAAAATCTCTCTTTGGAGAGGCTTGAGATTGTGAAGTGAGTAAGATTTCTCTTACTTTTTGTCTATAAACTTTGACTCGAGAATATGACCTCGTTGTCAAGTTGGTGATAATATCATCAATTATTTTTTCATCTAAAATCCATTCAAGATTATCCCTAACTAGTGAATTTAATTCATTACATCTAAATCCTTTAAATTTTTTTTCAAGAATTTCTTTAGATAAATTTATTTCAGCTATTAAAATATCAGCTAAATTTTTTGAGATATTTTTATTAATACAGTTTGCAATAGACTGTATTGTAATATTTTTAATCTTATTCGTGTTGAAATTTTTTATAATAATTTTTTTAGTTAATCTATGCTCTAATCTTAAAATAGCACCTTTTACTTTTTGTAAATTATTTTTATTATTCTCATGCCCTTTACTATACAGGCGTATCTTCCAGCCTTGAAAAGGTTGAAAGATAAATCCAGTTGTATAAAACTGGTTATCAGATTTTGAAAAATTGTAATATTGGACTTTATCTAAATCTTTATATTTTCTAGTAAGTCCTTTATAAAACATTGCAATTATATTGTGGTATTTATAAAAATTTTTTACATTTTCTTGAATAGTAAATTCCAAGAAATCATAGTATAAATCATCAGAACTTATTTTGTAATCAATTATTTGATTAATTAAATGTATTAAATTTTCTTCTACTATTATTTTTTTTAATTCATCTGTTAGAGGTACAATATTATTCTCTTCAAAAAATCGTGGATATGAGAAGTCAATTCTAATAATTGTGCTAAAATGTTTTTTCTCTAACTTAATCTTATTTATATTTTTCTTATTAATTTCATAATTAGTTGTTTCTTTTGAAAGGCTTTCTGAATATGAGTTTGGAAATAATTTTTCAAGTCTTTCTTTGACATATAGAATTTCTGTTTCTACTTCAGTATAAATGCCAGCTCTATCTAGTCCATACATTCTATAACTTCACTTTTGTAATTTTATTACAATGTGAACAATTTATTTCTAAACACTTTTCTTCAAAATAATAAGTAACTTGGTTTCTACTAGCAACTTTTATTCTTTTTTCAGTGTCTGAATATAAATAATTTCCACAGCTGCAAAAACTACGCCCAATTTCTTTATTATTTATACTTTTGGTTTTGGACATTCATACCACCTACCTCTGAGATTCTGGTATGTCGTTATTTGATTTTCTTTATATTTTTCAGAAAGTTCTTTGAAACTTTTTTTAAAAGTATTTTTATCATAAAAACAGTGTTTTTCAATGATATTAGGACATTCTTTTCCTTCTATAATTATAGTTCCATCTCTTATTTTTATGTAATATCTATATGGCTCATAAGCATTCATAAAAAACTCCTTTTTAAATTTAAACTTATAACTTAAATTTATTAAACTAATTTATTT